CCTGGCTCATGCCCACGCGTAGTCGTTCTTCCTTGAGCCGTTCCGCTGAAGTAGTCATTTGGATAGCAATTTATTGACAGATGCACAATCGTGCCATTATATTCTTACGCATTGTAATTATCTGTATGCGTTTGAAAGGTTTCGTTGCTTGGATTCATTCGTTAAGCATCGGCCCGCGGAACGCGCCAAATCATTGCGTAACGACGAGGTCGGGGCGCACGCCGGGGTGGCGTGCCTTTGTCCCAGGAGCCTGAGCCTATGAGAATCACCATTTGCTGTCCGCATTGTGGAACACGACCCAAAGCCCGCACCAGCCGCGCAATGTCGGGCACGCTGCGCGAGCTGACCTATATGTGTCAGGACCCGGAATGCGGGCATACCTACGTCGCTAACCTTGAAATTGTACGCACGCTGTCCCCGTCAGCGAAACCCAACCCGGCTGTCCGGATTCCGTTCTCGCCACACGTGCGCGAACGCATCATGAAGCAGCTTGAACTGACTCTGTAATTACCTTGCCAGCGAGGCCAGCATGACAACCACACCTGATCTGTATCCGCTGGCGATGACTTTCATCGCACAGCATCAGGCGCAGCACCTTGAACATGACCGGCGCCTGTTAGTTGAGCGCTGCGTCACTTACCTGATCAATTCCGCCGGCGTTTCTGCCAGCACAGCCGAGGATGCAGCGTTGCAGGCTATCGGCGAGATCGAATCGCGTTGCCGGCGCGAATATGTCGACCTGACGCGCACCACCGCGTTTGCCGTATTTGTGCACGATCCCGTAAGCGGCCGCAAGCGCGTTTTTACCATTGCCGACTTGATGGCCCTTGTTCGCACCCCGGCACTGGCCAGCCAACCCGTACCCAGCACGCGAAACCTCTTTCATCACGGCATGGCCACGGCCGAGCTGACCAGCGAAAGCGGCCTCCGCACTAGCTAAGCCACACCCTTTCCCCTTCAGACCTGTACTCCCGTCGGTCCAATACGGATCGACGGGTGGGATTCTTTACGCCTGGAAAAACCGTTGAGCATGACGCCGACCCTTCATCATGACATCCTGAAACGCCTGCTGGCTGACTTCGCCTTCAAGGAAAACGACTCTTGGTTGCAGCAGGGGCTGTGCCCCTCATGCGGCAAAAAAGAGCTGTTTGCGCGCGCCGATAGTCCGTGGTTCGTGCGCTGCGGCCGCGCGAACAAGTGCGGCTATGAAGAGCACGTAAAGGCGCTTTATCCCGACCTGTTTGAAAAGTGGTCCGAGCGCTATCCGCTGGCACCGGCGAACCCGAATGCAGCGGCCGACGCTTATATGCAATTCGCACGTGGCTTCGATCCGGCGCGCGTGCGTGGTTGGTACACACAGGAACAGTACTACGACGCAAAGCTGAAGGCCGGTTCGGCGACAGTGCGATTCGTGGTGGCTGACACGTACTGGGAACGCATCATTGACGAACCCGGTCGGTTCACCAAGAAAGCGAATTTCCGATACGGCGGCAGCTATGCCGGTCGCTGGTGGCAACCGCCCACGCTCGACCTGACCGTGGTCGACGAGGTGTGGCTCGTTGAGGGCATTTTCGATGCGATCGCACTCGAACATCACGGCATCGCGGCCGTCGCGCTTATGTCGTGCAACAACTATCCCGAATACGCATTGGCAGCGTTGCGCGACGCGCCCGGCAACAAGCCCCGGCCGCGCCTTGTGTGGGCACTCGACGGCGATCGAGCTGGGCGCAGCTATACGAAGAAATGGGTAAGTCGTGCCCGCGAGGCCGGCTGGACGTGCGAGGCAGCACAGATCCCACAAGGCAAGGCAAAGATCGACTGGAACGATCTGCATCAGCGCGACCAGCTAGGCGACGATCACCGGGCCGAATACCGTCACCACGGCGCGTTGCTGCTCGCCGAAACCGCGTTCGACAAGGCTATCCTTCTGTACGAGAAGCGCGGCCTTCGCGAATTCCCGTTCGACTTCGAGCAACGCCTGTTCTGGTTCAAACTGGATATGGAGCGCTTCGACCGGGCACGCGAAGCAGCCGAACAGCAGTCGGGGCTCACGGAGAAGGGCCGGCGTGACTACGCCCTGAACGAATCGGGCACAGTAAGCGAGATCGCCAATTGTCTGCCGACCGCACTTTATTACCAGGCCAACGCGCTCACCGACGAGGCGTGGTACTACTTTCGCATCGACTCGCCGCACGGCGGCCACACCGTCAAGAACACATTCACGGGCGGCCAGATCGCCTCGTCGGCAGATTTCAAGAAGCGGCTTCTCGCGATCGCGCCCGGTGCGTTCTATACCGGTAACGGCACGCAGCTCGACCGCTACCTGAAATCGCAGATGGCTGGCATCCGCTCGGTGCAGACCGTCGATTTCGTCGGCTACAGTAAAGAGCACGGCGCATACATCTTCAACGACCTCGCCGTCAAGGGCGGACAGGTCTACGAGCTGAACGAGGAAGACTTCTTCGATATCGGCAAACTCAGCGTCAAGACGCTAAACCAGTCCGTTACGCTGAATATCAACAGGAAGCGCGCCGACGAGAATTCCGAAGACGGGTTTGAATGGGTCGACAAGCTCTGGCACTGCTTCGGCGCGAAGGGCGTCGTGGCGCTCGCATTCTGGTTTGGTTCGCTGTTTGCCGAGCAGATCCGCACCGAACACAAGAGCTATCCTTTTCTGGAGATTGTCGGCGAACCTGGCGCCGGCAAATCGACGCTGATCGAATTCATGTGGAAGCTCTTTGGTCGGCGCGACTATGAAGGCTTCGACCCGTCGAAATCATCCTTGGCCGCGCGTGCCCGGAATTTTGCGCAGGTATCGGGGATGCCGGTCGTGCTGATCGAGGCCGACCGGAGCGGCGGCGAAGACACGGCCAAGGCCCGCTCGTTCGACTGGGACGAACTCAAGACCGCATACAACGGCCGCAGCGTGCGCGCGATCGGCGTCAAGAACGGCGGCAACGAGACACGCGAGCCACCGTTCCGCGGTGCGATCGTCATCAGCCAGAACGCACAAGTGTCGGCCAGTGAGGCAGTGTTACAGCGTCTGTTACAGCGTCTGTTACACCTCCACTTCGATCGGGCGGCGCAGACCCCGCAGACCAAACGCCATGCTGAAGAGCTGGAGCGCATGCCGGTCGACGCCGTGAGCGGCTTCCTCCTCGCTGCGATCCTCCGTGAAGCTGACGTGATGAAAACCGTCACGGAGGCCACGCCACAGTACGAACAGCAGCTCCAGGCGCTCGGCGAGATTCGTAGCATGCGTATTGCGAAGAATCATGCGCAACTCATGGCGCTCGTCGACGCGCTGGGCCTTGTTGTGCCGCTGACTCACGAGCGCATCGACGCCGTGCGCGAAACGCTGGTCGAGATGGCCATTAGCCGGCAACGCGCAATCAATGCCGATCACCCTGTCGTGCAGGAATTCTGGGACATGTTCGAGTATCTCGATGGCGACGTCGACGAGCCACGCCTGAATCATTCGTTTGACGAAAAGCTGATCGCCGTGAACCTGAACCACTTCGCGACCGTGGCCGCCGACCGCCGTCAGACAACGCCGCCGCTGGCCGACCTGAAACGCTATTTGCGCACCAGTCGCTCGCGCCGCTTTATTGAGGTCAAGACCGTTAAGAGCGCGCTGCGTGGACGCGATCCGGCAAACCGGGCGTTGCCGGCCACCGTCAAATGCTGGGTGTTTGAGCGTGCATAGCGCTTGCCCGTCCGATTCGGATTGCAACTACTGCCCTACCCGGCGACAGATAACGCCATGATGGTCGCACGACCTCTCATTCACGCATCAGATATCAATGCAAGACAAATACCCTCTGCCCTTCCTCACCGACGACGAGCTGCGAATTATTGCCTCCCCACTGCGCCAGCCCGCGGCTATTGCTCGCTGGTTTCGGCAGCAAGGCTTCGATCTGCGCATCAAGCCCAATGGGATGCCGCTCTTGTCACGCACTCACTTCGACGATGTGATGGCAGGGGGCGGGGGCGACAGGCCAAATCCGGCGCGTCGTCGATCCTGCGAGCCGGATGTGGCCGCGTTCCTCAATAAATACAAACGAACCAGAAAATCCAAAAATGGGCCGAACAAGAACACACAATCCGCTCGGGCTTGACCCGAAGAAACACGCGCGCCTATATGCCAAACACCGCGCGTTCTACTATTTCCACCGCGGCGGCCGCTGGGAGCGCCTGGGCACCGATCTCGCCGAAGCTAAACGCAAGGCGGCGTTATATAACGATCCCGAGTCGTCGTACGGCTCGATGAAACACTATCTGGATCTATTCGTCGTGCACTGCGAGCAACGCGTCGCGCGTGGCGAGCTGGCCCCACGCACGTACGAGGATTACAAGCGCGACGTGGAGCCGCTGAAAGACTTCTTCGGCCGCATGACGCCGGCCAGCGTCGAGCCAAAGCACGTCGCACGATATCTCGACGCCGGCGCGGAGTTGGGCCGCCCTGTGCGGGCCAACCGTGAAAAGGCGTGTCTGTCCGTATGCTTCACTTGGCTGGTCCGCGGGGGCGACGCCGGCGTCAAGACGAACCCGTGCAGCGGAGTGCGGCGCAACAAGGAGAAAAAGCGGGAGCGCTACGTCGAGCATGACGAATACGGGGCCGTTTACCGGACGGCGGCAAAGCCCGTGCAAATCCTCATGGAACTGATCTACCGGACCCTGCAGCGCCCGGAGGACATCATCTTGTGGACACGCGCCAACATCGTGACAAAGCGCGAAGGCGACGGCGTGCGGCGCGTCCTGCGCAACAAACAGGGCAAGACGGGCGCGATCGTCGATATCGAGATCACGCCCGCGCTCGATGCCGTGTTGCAGTCAGCATTGAACGATTCGGTGCCGAGCATCACCAAGACCCTAGTCCATACTCGGAAGGGCGAGCCTTACGTATATAGTGGCCTGACCTCGATGTTGCAGCGATACACGACTAAGGCGCGGCTCACACCGTTCGGCTTCTACGATCTGAAAGCCAAAGGGGCGACCGACATGTGGCTCGCCGGCGTGCCGCTTGAACAGATACAGGTGTTGTGCGGACATGAGTCAGTGACGACCACCGAAATCTATGTGAAGTGCCGCTGGAGGGGCACGGTGCAGCCGAACTCGCTCCCATTGACGTCTAATAAAGGTAACGGAACGTAGACACAAGGCGGCTCAGACGCACCAAAGTCGGGCAGGAATATTAGACAAATGCCGGTGCGAGACGCTTACTGGTAAAGGCTTTCGGGGCCGTCCGGGGATAGGTCTCTTAATCCGTAGGTCGAGTGTTCGAGTCACTCACGCCCCACCAACAGATTCAAGCACTTAGCCCAGCCCTTGCGGTTGGGCTTTTTGTTTTGTGGTTTCATGTAACCGCTGTGTAACTGGATTTGGTCCGCCTCGGTCCACGTCAATCCATCTCAAAATAAGCTGGTATATCGACGGGGGTGAGGCGTGGTCACCAAAGAGAAGAACTATTTGATAGTCGCGGTGACCGATCCATTTGGATTAACGCACCCCGCTGTATTGCCACGGACTCTATGCTCGGCGGCTTTTCGGCTTTATGCAAAGCTTCGCATAAGGCCGATTATGCCAAGTCGTTGATTATGGAAAGTGGCTGGACGGAACCCGAATTTGAAGCTGCTGGACAGCGGCAAGCGCAAATTCCGTCCTTTGCATAATCACAGCGCCTTCAGGAAGTTAATCAGCGAGTCAGGCGCCCGATAGCGCCGCATCTTACTCTCCGGTTCATGAAGCCTGGCTAGGGCACGTTCCTTCATGTTCAGATCGGCTTCGACATAGTGATGCGTCGTGACCGGGCTCTCATGTCCGAGCCACAGGGCGATAACGCTGATATCGACGCCTGCCTGCAGCAAATGCATGGCCGTGGTGTGACGGAGGGTATGAGGCGATACACGCCGCTCTGTCAGCCCTGGACAGGAGCCGGCTGCGTTCCTGGTAGCCAATGCCAACCTCAATGCGACGTTGGCTCTCGTCATGGGGTGACCATTCCGATTCGGAAGCAACGGCGATGATGGCTCGAATTCCGGATTCACCTTCAACCATGCCCGTATCGCCTTCACAGTGGACCGCCAAAGCGGCACGCTGCGCTGCTTGCGCCCTTTGCCGCGCAAATGAATACAGGCGGAACGGTCGTCGAGGACCACATCGCCAAGCTTCACCCCGATGATCTCCGAGACACGAGCCCCGGTGTTGTACATGAGGAGGAACAGGACATGATCCCGTTGACTTAGCCAGGAATCGTCCGGCGTACCGATCACCGCCAGCATCTCTTCGTGCGACAGATAGCCGAACAGCGGGCGCTCGAAGCGCTTGACTGGAACGCCCAAGGCGCGTTCAATCACCTGTAGCGACGCCACATCCCGGTGCGCTGCGAATTTCAGGAATGACCGCAGTGCCGCCAGGCGCGCATTGCGGCTGCGCACGCAATTGTGCCGCTGGCGTTCCAGATGATCGAGAAACGCCATGATCAGTTCCGGCGTCATGTCGGCCAGTGCCATCGTATCTGGCGACTTGCCCAGGTGCGCCTCGGCGAAGTCAAGGAAGAGCACAAAGCCATCGCGATAGGCGGCAATGGTTTGCGCGCTGAGCGCCCGCTGCTGGGTTAGGTATTCAGCGAACCAGGCTTGCACGAGCGCGGCAAACGAGGGGGGTGCCTTTACTCGCCTATTCATCGCCGTCTCCCGCGAGGTCGGCGAAACGCTCGAACTTGCTGCCGGCCAAGGCCATTAGTTCTGGAACTGCCGTCAGATACCAGTACGTGTAAAAGATCTCGGCATGTCCCATGTAAGTCGACAGCGCCAGCATCATCTGGTCGATGTCGGTGCCCTCGGCATGCCAGAGCATCATGCGCCGCACAGCAAAGGTATGCCGCAGATCGTGAAGCCGTGGCGCCGCGTGGGCGCCACGGTTCACCCAGCCCAGGCTGTCCCTTAGTGTGTTGAAGACACGATGAGCCTGTCGCCCCCCAAGCGGCTGTCCCAGCCGCTGACCACGACTGCTGATTAGAAACGACATGTTGTCGCTCGTGGCAACCTGCCGCGTGCGTTGCCGTCGGTAGCGCTTCAACGCGGCAACGGTGCTCGGATGAATGGGCAACTGTCGTGACTTGGCGAACTTGGTCTGACGAATGGTCAGCATCCCACGATTGAGATCGACATCGGCATCGCGTAGATGAATGGCCTCTGAGACCCGCAGGCCGGTGGAGGCCATCAGACCAAACAAGGTCTCATATGTGGCCGAGCGCAGACTTCCCTTCGGGCCGATTCGACGGGCCGCCGCCAGCAACGCGACGATTTCCTCCTCATGGAAGATATGCGGAGTGACACGTCCCGGCTCAGGGCCGAAGACGGATTCCTCTGGGATTTCGGTGTCCGGCTCGAACTGCTTTAGGTAGCGGGCGAAGTGGCGAATCCTCGCCAAACGGGCTGCCCAGGTTGTCGGCGTGTCACGGTGCCATTTATCCTGTCGCGCCCAATCCGTCATGAGTTCAGCCGTGAGTGGCCCACGGTGATGTAGGGTAGCGACATAACGGGCGAAACTGGCCAGTAGAGTATCCCGGGAGCGCAACTGGAATCCCAAACGGCGCCTTTCAGCAAGGTAGTCGTCAATCCTGAGCTGCAAGCTGATGCGCGCACTCATGATTGACTCCCAGGCCACGGCAAGGCAACCGTGGACAGCCTCGGCGTGTCCAGTTTGGCGTAAATCAGGGTGGTATTGAGCGAACGGTGGCGTAGCAGGTCCGCCACTTCTTTGAGTGAACTACCGCTCTCAACCAGGCGACACGCCAACGTATGTCGAAGTGCATGAGCACTGTAATGCGGCAGACCGATGCAACAGCAGGCTCGCTTGATCACCTTCTGGATTGCTACGGAGGTAATAGGTCGGTCTTGTTCCGCCACCCGCCGGACGAAGATGGCTGTTTGGCTGGTCACAGGACGCTCATATTGCAGATAGTCAGCGAGTGCCTGCCCGGTTTCCATCGGTAATGGTAGTACATCCTGCCGCAGCGACTTCGTGCCCCTCAACGTTACCGTGCCTGTGCGCCAATCGACGTCGCTGATCATGAGGTGTGCGATTTCGCCAGAGCGCAGCCCCATGTCCAGTGCTAGACGGACAATTGCATAGCCACGCTTCGGCCAGCGGCGAGCGCTTGCAACGACCTCCAAGAGGCGGTCAATCTCTTCTGGCTTGAGCGCACGTGGCAGGGATGCCAGCCGCCAATGGACGGGATTCAGGATGACGGCGGTGAGCTTACTGGACTGGTCGCCACAAATAGTCCGGTAACGCAGATAACTACGTAAGGCCACTGCCAGATGGGCGCTATGAGAAGCCGAACCTCCGGTGCTGTATTCAGAGAGGAATTGGCGTATATCGTCGGTGCGCAGCTTTCTGATATCGATGGCGCATCGCTTGAATTTCTCTTGCAAGAACAAGCTGACAACGCGACTTCGGCTCTTACGTGTCTCCGCTGCCAGCCCTTGCACGTCGCGCAAATACGTATCGTAGCGGTGCAATTCATCAGCGATATGTGCTGGGAACGACACAAAAGACCTAGCTTTGGGCTTGGCCGGGTGCAAACTGGTTGGCTTCATAACGGTCCCCTGAAATGGAACCGTTACTCCAAACCACCACCGAAATTATGTCTAGCTCGCAGTAGCGTCACCCTTTGCCGAACCTCGTGTTTCCTGCATCTTATTGCCGATCACCCCAGCCACTTTCCATAATCAACGACTTGGCATAATCGGCTTTATGCAAAGCTTCGCATAAGGCCGACAACCTGCCGTCGAGCCCGACCGAGCCGACAACCGCTCAACCTCGAACCAACCGTTTGCACCGCGCAACGCCTAGGGACTGCAACGGGTCGATCCCGATTGAACGGCATACCGTACCGGCGATCTGCTAGCGGATGATGCCTACCCGTAAGCGTCACGCCGAGGCCGCATTGACACTCAAAGCTTAATCTCGAAGAGCCGCTGGCTGGCCGCGTCGAGATCGAAGGCGTCGGAGTCGAAGCTGCCGCCACACCAATCGATCATCTGTTGATGC